GGGTATTACGGCATTGGCTACATTGGTAGTTTCTATGCGTTTTTGCCCTGTACGGCGGGGATCGGCAGGAGGATAATCTTTTTTTAACTCATTTTTAGGGTTATGAATAAGTTTTAAAATCAATTTTGAGTTAGCCACATAGTCTTAAAAATTGTTTTAACTACCTCAATGGTTAATTTATCATCTTTGATTTTAAAACTCTTAAAAACAACCTCTAAACGATTATTTTGATTTTTAACTTTCCCAAAAACTTTTTTTATTTGGTTTTCTCTTAGTTTCCCAAGTAAAATCAAAAGTTTTTGTCATTTGATTAATTCTGTCTAAGATTTTATCTGTATTTTTATATCTTAGAAAGTCCACCATTTCTGTTGCTGTAAAATTTGTAGTTATTAGAATAGGCTTTCTTGCACTATATCTAGTATCTATTAAAGTGCAAAGTTTCTCTTTTCCCCAATCTTCAGATAGTTTTTCACTACCTAAATCATCTATAAATAGCATATCTGCTTCTTTTATAGCTTCTAATAACTTACCTTCAAGCCCTGTTTTCTTTTCAAAATCTTCTCTTAGAACTCTTAGATAATCAGCAAGTTTAAAACTTAAAACTGCATAACCTTTGTCAATCAAGAAGTTGCAAATACAATTTGCTAAAAAAGTTTTCCCAGTACCACAATTTCCCTTAAACAATAAACCATCATTTAGCTTTAAAACTTCATCAAAGCCTTTTACATAGTTCTTAATTTTTCTGTATAATTCAGCTTCTGCTCCACTTTTATCAATTTTTGCATTCATAAAAATATCACTCTTAAAATTTCTGTCAGTTATTGATAAACTTTTGAATTTATCAAGTTTAGCTTCAACTCTGTATTTTCTCATACACTTGCAATCTCTCATAAATTCATATTTATTAGTTTTATATCTAATAACTTCCTTGCAAATTTCACATCTTCCAAGTATTTTTGAATGCTCATTTAATATTATTTCTTCCTCTGGAATTTCCAGTTTTTTTATATTAGAAACAGAAGCTATCTCACTTATAGCCCTTATCATCTCTTATTTCTGCTCCTTTTCAAAGCTTCATCTATGCTCATACTGTAATCTTTTTCTCTCTGAATTTCAGAGTTTTTAGTGTTAGCTTGAATGTCAAGACCTAACGAATTATTTTTATCAGCTTGAATGTCAAGACCTGATTTTTCTGAACTAGCTTGAATATCAAGACCTAGTCTCCAATTTTCTTTTAGAGCTTTTATAATGAAGCCATTTCCCAATTCCTTGCTATCAGCATACTCAATAACTTCTTTAATCCGTTGAATATCAATGCAGATTTTTGTTATTTGATTAGCTTTTATATTCCTGCCTCTTAGTAATAAATGAATTTCATTTTTTAGAGCAGGATCTATAACGTTGTTATTATTACTATTGTTTATGTTATTCTTATTATAGTTATTCTTATTCGGAGTAATTTCACTCTCAATTTCTTCTTTATTCCCAATATCTTTTTGGGTATTTTTTTCAAGAATGAAAGTAACGTTTTGGTTACTTCTAGTAGTAACGTTTTGGTTACTTTCACTCTGAGTCAAAGTATCGTTTACGTTACTTTCATTTTTAGTCGAAGTAACGTTTTGGTTACTTTCACTTTTTAGATAAAATATAGTTGAATTTCTATATCTTTTTCTTTTTTTTAATAAATTTAATTTTTCAAGTTCTTTTAAAGCATCTGCAAGTATATTTTTATTTTTTATACATAAATTCTCTAAAAGTTCTTCATAAGAATAAATAATATAAAAATTCCTTTCTTCATCTTTCCATTTGTTTTTTTTAGAAACTTTATATCTATCCAGCATTAACATATATATAGAAAATGCTGTGCTATTTATTTTTCCTTCTCTCCAACTCCTAAAAAGGCTTTTAGGAACTTGGAAATAAGGTTCTTTTTCTTCCAAATTCCCCACCTTCCACCACCTTTTTAAGAATTTTTCTTTTCTTTATCTACATTTGCTAAGATTCCAAGTTCAGTTAAAGTTTGATGAATTTTTAACCGTCCCTTTTGTGTCCACTTAGTTGCAGGTACAACTTTTTCTGTTCCATCTTTTCTTTTAATTATTATTGTTTCAGACCTTGTATAGCCTTTATTCATATGTTCTGTATATAAAAGCCATTGTCCCCTAACATTTCTAATAATTCTTTCTTGATGTAGTATTTGATTTAATCTAAGTCCAGATAAACCATAATCTGCTGCTATTTGAGTTATTGTCATTGTGTCCTCAGTAGATAAAATCTTATCTACATATTCCTTAGCAGGTTTTAGTTCTGTTATTTGTTTATCTTTTTCTTTATTCTCTAATATTAATTTTTCATTTTCTTTTCTTGTTTTTCCATATTCAATTAGAAATTGTCCTATTTTTTCTGGATTTTGCATAATTGCATCAAAAACATTATCTGTCATATACATTCCAGTTTTTCTAATCATAGGTAAAATCTCGTCACATACTCTATCTTGAAACTTTCTAGCAACCTCATTATTAGCTTTCATACAAAGTTTATAAAAGATATTTTCTTGAATATATTCAGGTAAATTCTCTTTTCCAACTCCATCGCAACTATCTGCGATAACTTTTAAATCTTTTAAATATTGCCTAACAGTTCTCCAACGAACTACTATATTTCCACTTTTAGATTTTTCAGAAAATCCTAACCCTTTTGCTATATCTTCTAAATTTAACCAAGCTATTCCTTTATCATCTATATAACCTCTAACATTCTTTACTTCTATCAATTCATTCATCTTTATTTCCTCCATCAATAACATCATCAATTATTCCTTTAACTTCTTTCATAGCTTTATATGCAATTTCTAATGTTTCAAAGTCTGTAATGTCGTATCCAAGCCATAGTTCAAGATTATACTTTTTGCCTTTTAGATAATCTTCCATATCTGCTTTAGCATCAAAACCACAAAAATCATGAAAGTTAAAATACATAGTTATATCGTAAATGTGAAGTTGAGTTATTCCTAAAATTTTGTCTTCATCTGAATAAAAACTATCTAATTCAATTTCATATTTATTTAATTTTCTTACCACATCAATAATTTTATTGAAGTTATCTCTATTTCCAATTTTTTCATATTCCTGCATCTCTTTTGAATAATTATTTTTTAAAAATTCTATATCTTCTTGATATTGTTTATCTATATCAGTCATTTATAACACTCCTTATATCTATGACAGAACTGAGCAAAAAATTTTGCCCAGCTCAATTAAATTATTGATTGTTTGGAAATAATCCCTCTACAACCTTATCCATATCCTTTCCATTATCTTTTGGTTCTTCTATAATTTCACCTGTTTCTTCATTCACAACCATTCCATCATCTAAAACGATTATTTCTTCTGTTTCGCCAGTTTTTTCATCGGCAACCTTGAATGATTTTTCATCCTTGTTTGCCATTTCTAAAAACTCTACAGAAAGAGGTAACCATTTAAGCATTTTCTTAACTACTGTCTTATGTGCCATAGCTTCAAAGTCTGTTTTCCAAGGTCCATTACCATAAGTCTTAGAAAACTTTTTTCCATGTGCTTCTATTTCTTCTTTTGTCATATATTCAAAAGCTCTTGTATCATCTTTTAAAACTGCAACACAGTAGCAACCTATAAAATTTCCTCTATCTTGTAAATTTGGTTTATGTTTTAAATCTCTGTATAAACCATAAATTATTTCAAATTCATCATTTTTATACACAGAGTAGACATATATATCCTTTAATTGCCCACTTCTTCTTAAAAGTTCTATCATTCCTTTATATCCAATTTGGAATTGGCACTCTCTGCCATAAGGGATTAAATAACATTGCCCAAGCTCTCCTGGTTCTAATCCAAGTTGAGCAGATACCATTAAGGCCCCCAATAAGCTTTCTTGAGTACATTGAGCTAACTTTGGATTTTGTCTTATAGTTGTCATTGCAATTCTTACAAATCTATCACTGTTAATGCGTTTTGGAAGTGCAGTTGCAAATTGTTTCGCTCCTGCTTGTATTACATCAAATATTGTTTTAGATTTATTTTCTTTTTTTACCATTGTTCCAGTATTTCCTGATGTTAAACTATTTCTTGCTGTTGGCATATTATCCACTCTCCTTATTCTTCATCTCTATTTTGATTTTTTGGTTTTCTGCCTCTTTTCTTAGGCTTTTTTTCTTCTTCCATTTCATCTGTTTTATCAATTTCATCTGGATTATCTTCTTCTTTTTTGTCAGTTTTATCTTCTAAAAGATTTTGATTACCATTACCTGGTTCTGTTACTTCTACAATCTCAGCTTCTTCAACATCATTTTTTTCATCTTCATCAAATAAAGATAAATTATTATTAGTTTTTATTGATGCCATTCTTTCAAATGCTTTTTCTATACAACTGATTGCTTCTGTTTCTATTTCTTCAATAGTCATATTTTCAAGTTCTAAACCTTTATTTAATAATTTTTCATCAAAAACTTCTGCCCAAATAGCTTCTTCTAAATAATATTCAACACCATTTATTTTTGTTTTTGGTACTTCTTCTTTACAAACAATATTATTAAAAATTATTGTTGTTTCACTCAATTTCTTAAATTCCAATGATAATTTTGTATTTGAAGTTTCAAAAACCAATTTTGTTTTATCTTCTTTGATTTGTTTTTCAATTAATGACCAACCTAAAACATTATATTTACTTCTTATAATTTCATCTGTATACCATTTTAAAATATTATCACTTATCATATTCAATTCCTCCTTATTTCACTAATAAATATTTAGAAACTTTTCTGTATTTGTTTGCTAATTCATTGTATTTTTCCATTACTTCAAAATTTTCTTTTGTCATTTTTTCTATATCTGGTGTTTTTCTTTCACTAATATTAAATTTGTGTTTACCTGCAACTGCTTTCAATGTTTTTTCTTCTATCATCTTATGTAAAATTTTTTCTCTTAATAGTTTATCTTCATCTTCAATTAGCTTTTTTTGCCTAGCTAATTCTTTTATTCTTATTGCAATTTCCTCAAACTCTGGCAATTCTCTAACTTCATTATTTTCTATTTCCATTGCCTTTTTCTTCAGATGATTCATATATGCGTCACTTCCATCTGGCATTGGAGGAATCTTTTTTAATAAATTTTCTTGATAAAATTCAGTAGCTTTATTTCTAATAAGTTCTATATCCTCCTCATTTCTTTCTATCTTAAATTCCTTATATTGCTGTCCTCCAATTAATACAGCTATATATGCAAATTTATAGCCTGTAAGCATTAAATAATGCTGTACTTGTGCATAATAATACTGAGGTATTACATCTCCTTCCCAGTCTTTATAGTTAAAAGCATTTGTAGTTTTTATCTCTAAAACTCCATGTTCTCCAGTGTTTTTATCTTTTAAAACAGCATCTAAATTTGCTACAAGAAAATTATCTACAACAGAGTAAGGGGCTTGGTATACATTAAATTCTCTATGCTTTTGAGCAAACACTTTCATTATTGTTGATTCGTGCATATGCCCCCAAAATGTAGCTTCATTGCCTTCAAAATTAGATCCTTCCATTTTATCTATATAGACATCAATAATACTTTTGTATTTATTAACTCCCAAAATTGCTCCAACATCACTTCC